ATTCATCGCCTTTCTGGAACTTTTCATAGATACATACTTGGCCGTTATGATTGTAGGCCACATATATCCATCCCATTTTAGAATCTCCATCTTGCAGCCTTATCATCTGGGCAACACCTTTGCGAACTATTTTAGTTGCTAACTGTCTTGGTTTTCTCATTTTACTATCCTTTCTTTTTGTTATAGAAATCTTGCCGGGGATTTCTCCCCGGACTTTTTTAGTCATTAGGCCCATAGGCATTTTCTAACCACTGTGCATCTGCATCTTCATCATCTGGTTCATCATTCCAACCTTTATGGTTTGCATAATCATCAAAAGAATCGAATGTTTGAGTGTTAAATGGAAACTCAATTTCTCCATCCTCTTCAGCATTTTGCAATCCATCTAAAAAACTATTAACGTGATTTTTTAAATGAAACTTGCAAGTCAATCGATGCTCGTCATTTGGGTTATTGGGTTGCTCCCAACTAAATTGGGCCTCATAGGGACAATCCTCTAAGACATCCTCAATCACACCATTCATTATAGCGTGTTCAATGCTGTCAGCAACTGTTATTTCGATGTAATACATATCGTTATCCTTTCTTTAGTTTAATAAAACTTTTCCCCCCGGCCAATAAAGAAGGATAATACGAACCGGGGGGTGGGATGCGACGTACCCTAATTATTCTGGATTAGGTAGGCCAAGTCTGATTCTTTAATCCCTTGCAAGATTGGTTCAATCAAATGACTATCTACTACTATCCCTTTCGCAAAGACTTGGTAATCCCCAGAGATATGTGTGTTTATCCAGAGACTCGCCCTTTCTGTTTTTGGGTATAGAAGTGAGACATTACTGCCTTGTACCAGTAGTATGTGTATGTCCATTTTAGTATCCTTTCTTTTAGTTAATAAAGTCTTGCCCCCCTATAAAGGGGGGACTTGATTAAACAGTAACAACAAAGTGGTCTAGTTCGGTTGAAGTGTCAACTTGATATGTTTCATCATCGTCAACTTGTTCCACACCATAAACTGTTATAGAATATTCTATCCTACACAGTTTTGAGTTATAACACTCATAGACATTTACGTCCCAAGTTTCTCTACCGTGCCACCAATCGCCATCCTCAGACCATAAATCGTAATTCTCTTCCAGAATACGAATTAGGTCTTCACGTTTATAGTTAGGCTCTACCTTGGTTAACTTGACATTATGTGCCAAAAGATCTTCACGGCCACTTTTTAAAATTAGGTCTTTGAGTTCCTTTTGTAGTTCTGGACTCATTTCTCCAACATTACATTCCAGAGGTACCCTAATAGATACTCCTTGTGACCATTGGTCAAGTATGGCACTCATCACTTTAGACGGTATATTATGTCTATCTTCTAAGTCTAGTACGACTTCGTGCAACTGTGTATCAAGTTCATCAGATATGAAATCATAAACAATGTTTGATTCTACTCTTGTTAGTTCCATTTTATTATCCTTTCTTTTTGTTAATGAAATCTTACTGGCCCTAATAAAAGGGCCAGATTTGTTTACTGTCTGGTAACTAGGTACCTATGACTATTTGGTTCCCATTCCTCAATGCGAAGTGTGTGAACTTCGTCGCTTGAAAAATACCCATTTTCCAATTGTTCAAGAGTGTTGTATTGCGCTACATCTTTATCTGCAAAAACCTCTGTTTCTACTGTTCCACCATCTCTTAAATCTTTGATGTCCAGTATCAATTGGCTGTATTTATCCGGTAGTATATAAACTTCATTTTCAACATAATGTTCAATGATGTTTAGCAATTGCCTTTTAGAAGTGAATACTCCACATAGGGCATCTACTCCGGGTGTTTCAACAGTGTATATCATTTTATTATCCTTTCTTTTTGTTATTGAAATCTTGCCGGGAATTAAACCGTCCCGGCTCGGTATTATTCAACTGGTTCCATCTCCTCTATTTGTTCCAGAGTTCTGTATCCAGTTCTAGAGTACAGTATGCTCTCTAGTGAATCTAACGAGTATCCATTTATTGAAGTGACCAACCTAATCTCCTCTTCGGTAGCGTGTCCATACTCTACTAGGTAGTCATAAAGGTTATCACGTTCTTTGTCGTAGTCTCTCATTTTATTATCCTTTCTTTTATTAAGTAAACTTTGCCCGGCCATAAAGACCGGGACTTGGTTAATCTACCTCTGCAAGATATTCCTCTTCATAGGAATGGTTTTTTTCCATTGTATCAAAATAGCGTACAATTTCAATTGCCACTGTATATGAAGAATCACATTTATTACACGTCCATACTTCCCATTCTACACCATCGCCAAAGTCGTACTCTAAATTCTCTTCGGTACAACAAGCATTAGGTTTTTCTTGTGTTGTGTCTGGTTGTATCATTTGTATTATCCTTTCTTTTATTATTCAAATCTTGCCCGGCCATATTTCAGACCGGGACTTTAATCAGCAATTACTCTGGTAATCTGCAACATACTCATTGAAAACGGCCCACTGTTCTGATTCCACAATCGGCCCATTGTCCCAGTTAGGATGCATCAGTTTACACTTCTGCTTATGTGGGTAACCTAAACCGTGCAAGACTTCGTGCAGTACAACGTGCAACAGATTCAACTCTGTATACTTCAACGTACTCTCTGCAATATGAATGATGCACTGGTCAATTTTCCCATAACCGGCAAACGTCCCATCTCCATTAGTAACAATCCGAACTCCAATTCTAGGTAACTTGTTTAACCCATTCGCTTTGACTTTCCGATTCGCTCTATGTATGATTTCGATCACTTTACGTCTCAATAGATGTGTCGCTTTACCAGATGGTAAAAGACTAGCACCGTGAGCAGTTTTGTTTATGTTTTTCATTTGTATTATCCTTTCTTTTAATTGATTAAATCTTGCCGGGAATTAACCGTCCCGGCTCGGTGTTTACTCTTCTTCTTCAAATGAACGACCGTACTCTTTGTCTTCATATTCCCAAGGTTTGGTAGTTATGATAATTCCATCTGTTACTTCCTTAGACCATTTAATGTCTTTGATGATGGGCCAATCTCCAAACTGACTTGAATGAGCATCTTCTGCCTTGTAATCAACGAGTCTTGGTTCCCCAAGGTAATCCCAAATAGCGAAGTCGCTTAATGGAGCAAGTCTAACGTGACCATCCACAATATACTTACCTCTGAATGTGTAGACTCCTTGATTAAGACCAGTTAGTTTATCGTTTTCAACTGCCTCTTTGATGAACTTTTTAAGTTTCTCAATTGCTAGTGTCATTTGTATTATCCTTTCTTTTTGTTATTAAAAATCTTGCCCCAGAATAAATCTGGGGACTTGGTTACACTTGAGCGTTCTCTCTTTTGATAGCAATCTCATTTCTCTTTTTAGCAAGGTCGTTATTCAGTTTGTTTACTTCAGCATCAACAAATTTCTGGTCATCTATTGTTGTGATGATTTTTGTCTTCTCATCTGGGTAACTATCTCTGGCCTCATCTTTAACGACGTTGTAACTGTAATCGCCAAACTCGATAAACCAGAATCTGTTTACTTTACAGTACACTACTAGAGTATGATATGCTTGATACGTTGCTGTTTTCATTTTACTATCCTTTCTTATTGTTAAAATCTTTGCGACCGTTTTATACCGTCGGGACTAAAATCAAGTACACCGGGGTAATGAATCGCCCGGTCGCATAGCGATAAAGAAAGAAAGATAATCGATTAATCTGAATCTGTACGTTATTCCTAGTCTCTATATTATCTGGTGTGTATCGGAGTGTATCTTGATGGTGGCCTATGGCCCCATAGTCATATTTGTTGGTCAGTATATCTCTGGGAGATATCTATCTGGTAGGAATTCTCTGTGCCTACGATTAATCTGGCTACATCTGGTCTGGGGTAGTTTAAGTCTGTTCTCTCCGGGGTGGTTACCGTTCGTCATAGGAGTGTGAGAGGAGTGCCGTAGGCCCTCAAACAAGATGATTCAATTGTCAAACAACACTACGAAACTATGTTACATATGTGACAAATGCAACATCATAATGACACAATAAGAACAGATAGGTCAAAGGGGATGACGGTCGCTCCTCGATAAACATAGTTACGATAAGACCAATATTCACTGGTTCAAATACCCCAATACTTAGTCCAGATAGACACGGTTAGTGCTGTACTTTTGAGGGATTGACCGTCATTTATCACTGGTCATTGACCGTCCATTGGAGACAGCGTGTCCCCCTCGATACATCATAATATTGTGACGGTATTGGGACATTATGGCCCAGATGGTACTGGGATGACATCAATTCATTCTATTCGGCCCAGTTGCGCTGAAATAATAAATGTGGGGACTCACCCCCGACGATGGTGCTGTCCGACACTAAGCCGTCATCAAATTTTTCACAGTGAGATTTTTAACTGGAGTTTTAGACTTACTTATAATTGGATTAATCGTTACTATTGTGCTGTATGGACAATGTAGTCTTTAAACCACACGAAGGCCCCCAGACGAAAGTATTACAAAGATCTGAGAAAGAGATTCTTTATGGTGGTGCTAGAGGGGGTGGTAAATCCACTGCTATGACGGCTTGGATGGTTGAACCCTCTTATATAGAAAACCCTCTATTTAGAGGTCTGGTCATTAGACGTAATTATACTGATCTAAGAGATTGGATTGATAATGCCCGTAATATGTGGCGCTACTTAAATGTTAAAGTGGTCGGTAATCCAGCAGAATTTAGATTTCCATCTGGAGCAAAGATAAGAACCGGTCACCTTTCTGATGAAAACTCTTGGTCAGCATTTCTAGGTCACGAATATCAGAAAATGGGAATTGAGGAATTAACTCTTTTAGATTCTGAAGAAAAGTATTTAAGGCTTATTTCTTCTGCTCGGACAACAATTCCAGAATTAAAGGTACAGATCTTTTGTACCACTAATCCCGGTGGGCCGGGCCATCATTGGGTTAAATCTAGGTTTGTAGATCCGGCATTTAATAAAACATATACAGATGATCGAGGTAATTCCAGAATATTTATTCCTAGTAGAATATATGATAACCCTACACTTATGGAAGTGGATCCCGGTTATTTAGATATGTTAGAAACTCTGCCAGATGATTTAAGATCTGCTTGGCTAGAGGGTTCTTGGGATACATTCGCTGGCCAGTATTTTAAAGACTTTAACAGAGATGTTCACGTTGTAGAACCTTTTAAGATTCCAGACGGTTGGAGAAGATATATTGGAATTGATTATGGTTATACGGCTCCGATGGCAGTTGTATGGGCAGCAGTAGATTGGGATAGTAATGTCTACATTTATCGTGAGCATTATGAGGCTGGTAAAGAATTAAACTATCACATATCAAAAATAATTGAATACTCTGGGGAAGAGGAGATTCATTTAAGGTTAGCAGATCCAGCAATGTGGATTCGTAACCCTCAAAATAGCAATCGTCCGGATGAAAAACTCCCAAGTATGCTTTCTATTGCTGATATTATGCTTATGAAAGGTGTGACGGTTGTAAAAGCAAATAATGATCGTGTAAATGGCTGGAATAATATGAGAGCGTATCTGAATTGGGATGGCGATATAAATAAAAAAACAATTACTAAGGCACCCAAATTAAAAATATTTAGCACTTGTGAAAACTGGATTAGAACAATACCGGCTCTGAGCCACGATAAACACAAAGTAGAAGACATTGACACAAAAATGGAAGACCATTTGGCAGATGCAACCAGATATATGCTATTCCATATTGGCTCTCCAGATAAACCTATTAAGGCAAAACCTTGGGTAATTCGTGAATTAGAAAAACTAGAGAGATATGGTGTCGAAACGGATCTCACAATCAGATCATAATGTATTAATAATAACATACTTCGATACAGTTGACGAAAATTGGATAAATATCGAAATTAACTTAACAGATGTTAAATGCGACGATGAAAAACTATTCAGAAAAGATTTAGACTCGGCCCTACAAAGTATAATTGTAGAGATCGAGAAACAGAAAATACGATTGATTATTAAAGATGAATTAAGGAGAGATCATAAATGAGTTTGATGAGACGTAAACCACCAAAGAAACGTCGTGGCGAAAAAGATCGAAAGGCTGCTTATATCAGAAGAGTTGAAAAAGATGCTGATGATCCGGCTGTAAGTATACCTAGAACAAAAAGTATTGTTGCAGAAAAGGCTCGGAAAGAAAACTTAGATAAATCTGAGTCACATAGACAAGCAAAGCAAGGCGCAAAAGATGAAACTAAGCGCAAACTTACCCCTAAAGAAAAAAGAAGATTAAAGGCTGCTAAGATAAAAGCAATGAAGAATCGTGCTAAGAAGAAGAAAAAGTCAAAAGAGACAGCCAAAAAGGTCAGAGAAATTAAAGTCCCTACATCCAGAAGTTATGGTGTAGGTGGGTATAATGATTAATGTCTGAAGAATTCTACGAACCTCTAGAAGAGGAACAAGGGCAACCATATAATCCAGATGATGCCACTCAAAAGATAATTAGAGAGGCTCAGAATCGATTTGCAATTGCTCGTAAGGCAAAAGCACAAACAATGAAGATCTGGAGAGAGGCAGAGACTCTTTATTCTGGTCAACACTGGGAAGGGTTTAATCTTCCAGAATTCAAAAACCAGATGACTCTCGATTTAATTGCTGCTGCTGTAGATACAATGGTACCTATCCTTTCCACAAGACCACCAAAAATAGACGTAATTGCATACGGCAAAGAAGAGGAAGACCGATTAATTGCTGAAACAATGCAAGGAGTTATGGATGAACTATGGACAGTAAGAGATATGATGTCTGTAGTTCCAGAATGGTTATTAGATTTTTTAATCTATGGAACTGGAATTTGTAAAGTTCATTTTAGAAATGATGATGATATGCCAGATTGTGACGTTGTGGATCCATATGCTTTCTATGTGTCTCCAAGCGCTACAAAATTAGAGAATGCCGACTATGTAATATATGCTGCACCTATGCCATTGCACGAAATTCGTGAAAAATATGAGAATGGCAAGTATGTTAGCGCTCAAGGAAATCTGGGCGAATATGAGGCAATGAAACTCTATCAGCAATCTGATGAAAAAGGTGGTAAGCAAACAAAATTAAAAACGACCTCCGGTGGTCATTTCACTGTAGACGATGAAAGTCAAGCAATGAAAGAACTGGAGCCTAGAGCGCTCTTAATTGAGTGTATGTTAAAAGATCCAAACTTTCCGAATAAGATGCGAATGGTTACTATTGCGAATGGAGTTCTTCTATATAATGGCAACTACAAATATCCTTTTTTTAATCGTGATAATGGCCTTTCGCATCCCTTTCCTTATGTTCATTTAAAGAATTCTGGTAGCGCTCATAGTTTCTGGGGAAAACCGGAACCAAAAAGATTAAAGTCTATCAATCTAGCAATGGATTCTATCACTTCACAAGTGTTGGATAATATTGCACTTACAGCAAACCCTATGTGGGTTGTAGACGAGACAGCACAAGTTACTGATCAAATATCAAATAGGCCCGGTAGTATCATTCGTAAAAAAGGGCCGGGATCAGTTCAAATGCAAAACCCCGGAAGTGTACCCGGATATGTGTTTAATTATTACCAATTAATGATGGATGCCTTTGAAATTGTATCTGGGGTAAACCCATCTACTCAAGGTAGGGCAGATACAAATGTTACCAGTGGTGTCCAAGCGCAAATAATGCGACAAGCAGCCAGTACAAAAATTGAATTTAAATCTCGCATTGTAGACCAAGGTATACAGCAATTGGGCCAGATGTGGCTCCAGATGTTTTTAAACCTTGGTACTAAGATACATTGGGTGTCTGTAACTGATCCTAATGGAATATCTGAAATGAGAGATGTTATAGGTGCTGCATTTAAAGATAGGAAAATGGCAGTAAGGGCCAAGGCTGGATCTATGTTACCAGAGAACAGAGCATTCCTAGAAAATAAGATGCTGCAATTGGCTCAGTTAGGAATTCTAACAGATCAAGAATATCTACTGGAGCATATGGAACTACCGGGTAAAGAAAGATTGTTAATTAAAATGCAAGAGCAAAAAGAGGCTATGGCTGCTCAACAACAACAGCAACAAGGAATGTCTGAGATGGGTACTGATCCAGAGGCGATCTTTCAGCAGTTACAAGACAATCCAGATTTAGTTGCTCAGATGCAAGGACAAGTTAATGGCGAAGTCCAGTAAGAATAAAGGTGGTAGACCTAAAACTGGCTGGGGAGACCAGATCAGAAAGCACCCAGCAGTACCAGAATTGATAGATAAAATTTATACATCAGCGCTAGATGATACAGATGATAGACAACCACAAGCGTGGAAATTATTAATGGATCGGATAGCACCTCAATTAAAAGCAGAAACAGTTACCTTAGATACTGACAATTCAGTTAAAGGTGTGATTATACTTCCAGAGAAACAGCCTTTAGAAGTAGAAGAAAAAGAGAAAACTGTAAAACCTATGGTAGAGGCTTGATAGAAATTGGAAAATAACACAATATAGGGAGAATAAAAGTGTCAGATGATAGAGTAGATATTGGTTCAATAGCGACCGATGATGTGGCTGGGTTAATGGAACAAGGTTTCACTCCAGCAGATAGTTATGCCGAAGTAAAAGGCGAAGATTTAACGATGTCCCCGGCTTTAAGTGAGACATCAAGGGAAGTTCCCCAACCAGAGGACACCGGGCAACCAGAGGTAAAAGAACAGACAGAGGACAATGTAAACCAGACCTATAAGTTTGGGGATCAAGAATACTCGCAAGATGATATTCTTAAAGCATTGGATGATCATTCCAATAAGGAAAAATGGCAAAAGTCATACACTGAGCGTGATCAAGAACTTGCAGAACACCGTAAAACACTAGAAACTGGATTAAAATCCGAACTTGATAAATGGCAGACGGTAAGACAAGACGAGAAATTGATGAATACGCTGAAAGATTTCCTTGGGGACGATCATCCATTGTTCACAGAATCCACTGTCAACCTAACTGATAGTAATGTTCAGAACACCGAAAGTGTACCAACCCAAGATGCACAGCCATCTAATGATGCGCTTGAGGAGATCCGAAATGAGTTAGAGCAATTAAAGGCTGATAAGCAATTGGAAACTGATGTAGTCAATTTAAAGGCTAAGTATCCAGCGCTTGATAATGCTGCTGTTGATGAGGTTATAAAAACTGCAATTGACAACGACATATCCGACCTTGAAAATGCTTATAAAATTGCTCGTTTTGATTCTGCTGAAACGTCTGCTATAAGTAAGGCGCATAATGCCTTTGAAGAGGCACAGCGATTAAAGGAAATCCCAGAGACATCTGGAGAAACTGCTGGGGACAAGGAAGTTCCGACTCCTCAATTGAACTCAGATGCAGATGTGAGGGATTTTATGTTAAGAGAATATGGAAACTCATTATTTAATAATGATTAAGTAGTTAAAAGGAAATACTAAAAATGGCAATTAATTATGAACAATTAAGTCATATTACAAAAAAGTATTATATCCCTAAACTTGTTGATAACATCTTTAAATCCAACGTCGTTACTTATCGCTTACTTAGTAAGTCGCAACCAGTAGCCGGTGGATACAAGGTCGTTCAACCAGTTGAATTCGCTATAACACCTAACACCGGAAACGAGTCAACAGCCAGTGATAGGCACGTTGATTGGTACAAAGGTGATGGATCAATGAATTATGGTGGATCTGATATAATCAAATCTTTTGAATATGATTGGTCACAAGCATATGGAACTATCCAAATGTCTGGACGTGAAGAAAATATTAACTCTGGCCCAGAGGCAGTTCTGGATCTATTACAAGCAAAGATGAATAACGTCGCTCGCTCTATGAGAGATACGTTTGCTCATTCGATCTATAGTGATAATGATCCGGCAGCCAATTCGCCATCAGTTGATGCTAATGCACCAGTTGGTTTACAGCACGTTGTTAAACCCGATAGAACATTGGGTGGAGTTGACTCTGATTCTGCTACTACTGCTTGGGCAGATGGTGGAATGGCAAAAGATGCTGGAGACTTCGGTGGTACATCCGGTACAGCATTACTGGATACAGCGTTGAAATCTAGTTCAGATGCTGCATACATACAGACTATCTTTAGAAATGCTTATAAAGATCTTTCTGTAGGTGGGGATGTACCCTCAATGATTATCTGTAATCAAGTGGTATTTGATGCATATGAATCAACACTAACTGATCAAAAGCGATTTGGTGCAAGTTCCAAAAGTCTAGCAGATGCTGGATTTCAGAACTTACTATATCGTGGAATTCCAGTTGTTGTAGATCAAGCATTAGATCTATTCGCTCCGGGCGATGCTACAGATGGTAACCATCAATTATTTTTCGTTAATGAAAAATATATGGGTTACAAGCATCACACCAAGAGGAATTTCGCTTGGGATGGTTATGAAAAGCCGGTTGATAAAGACATTCGAGTGGGTAAACTACTCTGGATGGGCGCATTATGTTTCTCTAACCCAAGAATGATTGGTTCAGTGGCAGATATGCCGGTTATCTATTCTTAACGGATAAATAAATGGGTAGGGATCGATCTCTCTCTTTGCTGTTATCGATTCCCGACACTTTTTGGTCGATCCCTACTTTCAAATAAGGTAATGAAATGACTTGGAATGATTTAAAGAGTAGAGTTACCAAACCATTTGGTGGTAATTATGGTAGCGATGCAGAAGTCTTCTTAGAGGATGCCGAGAAAGATCTCGGCCTTTTTGCAAAATGCTATGAGCGAACTTTTGTGACTTTGCTCGATGAACATAAAAATGGATTTGCATTACCATCTGATTTTATAGAGATGTCTGGTAGACCAGATTACGCTGGAGACCTATTAGATAGATATCAAGAAGTTGGATACGCTAGTAATAAGCAAAACAGCACACAGTACGAGACCGGTACTCCACAATTTTATAGAATAGTAGGTAAGCGAATGGAACTTATTCCACAGCCTACAGATGCAAAATTATTAAGATTTAATTACGTTGCTCTGCCTAAAAAACATACAAAGAGTTCAGCGTACAGAGGTTTGAATTATAAAGATTTATCTGGCCAATCTTTTCAAGTAGGAGATCATATTGAGGGCCGTTTGTCAACCAATTTAGGTACGGCTACAAATTCGGCTATAATTATTGATGTTGACCACAATGGAGACGGAACTGGAACATTAACCTTAAAAGATGTTACAGATATTGGTAGTTACACTGGTTTCCAAAGTGGAGATACTCTTGTGACAATTGATGCCAGAGAGGATGCTTTCACAGCAGCAACACCATATGGATCTGGTTACAGTATGGATCAATTAGTACAAAATTGGGATACTCTAGGATTTGGTGGTAAGGCTACTGCTGTAGGTACAGACTATGCATTTACCGGTACTTCTAACAGTGTTTCATATGGAGAAATAGTTGGCACATCTCCAGTTATTCCAGAGCCATTTCATTATTTAATGATTGAATATGCTCAAGCACGAATCTACGATATGTTAGGACAATCGGCAGATGCTGATAGGTCATATAGCCGTTACTACTCAAATAGAATGGGTGTGGCTGCTATAGTTGCAAACCAAGACTTTGGTGGGCCAGTAACTGTCGTAGATGCTTTATGAATAATGTAGATATTGATTTATTTGGTGGAATTGTAAGTAATGCCGATTCTGAAGACATAAGACCGGATGTTGGCCAAGACCTAATTAATTTTTCTCTTGATAAGTCTGGTATGTTATCTACCAGCGATCCCTACAAAGTTAGACATACAATAAATGACGATCTCTTTGACAGTTTCTTTTATTGGACAGATTTTACCCAAGGAGATGCTCAGTTTATTTTATCTGTTGATAAAGACACTCAAAAACTCCAGATCTACAGTTTTAATTATTTATTACAAAAAAGTAATAGAGAGGACATTAGTGGCACAACAACAAATCATAGTTACAATTTTTACAATTTTATTAATAATGCCAGTAATTATAGAACTATGTCGAACTTCCACAGCACCGGTAGGTATGTTCGCATATCTGCATCTAATACAGCAAGTCCTATTATTGTTCAATACATTAAGGATAGAAAGTTTTTCGGGTATCAAACTGCTCTTAATGAATGGTTTGTGTGCAAAAAAGATAACCAAGCCGGTACGGTTATTTATGACAGTGATGATTCCCAATTCTTTGTTGATAAATCCTATCCTCGGATGGATTATGCAAAAGGAAAATTATTAAATACGAACTCACTTATTAATAGAGATTTTAAACCGATTATTAATGCGCTATCTACAGAAAAAATCGGGGAAACTACAGATACGAATTATGGTACTGATAGTAGTGGAATAGGTTATGTAATTACAGAAAGTTTACTTGCTGGATTATTGGCTTACGAACAAAATACTAAAAACAGAGGAGTTGTTCAGCACGAATATAATTTTGCTTTAGTTTACGACGGTAATCAGATTGGCCCACTACTAGAAGAAAGTGCATTCACTTCAGTTGCTACCTTAAAAAATAGCACAGCGACGGATTGGTACAATAGGGGCAATGGTGTAAAGATGCAGATCCGATTACCGGTTGCTACAATGACAGCAGACCATAGTACACCAGAAGAGTATGCTTGGAACCCTAGGATTACTGGTATAGCCGTGTATAGGGCAGCATCCTCTGCAAATTATGCCAGACTCAAGAGTAAGTCCAATTTAAGAAGAATTGGAACGTATAGGCTCGATAGAGATGAAACTGCAATGGAAAGAGTTTCTGTTACTGGATCTACTTGTAGAATGTTAGACTATGAAACATTTGTTCCAGCAGATATTGAGCATCACTGGCAAGGTGGAGAGGGCAATCGAAATAACATTAGTGGTAATGGTGTACTTAATAAATATTGGTACTGGTTTTCTAATGGTACTGATAGCAATGGAGATCGTGAAAGTAGATCGTATTACATACAAACATTCGATGATGTTTTTGGTATTTATGGTATAGGTGCTGCTGTACAATCTGTAATGGCTGGAGACTATTTTGGGGATTGGTCAATTAATGAATACTCTGGCAATCCCGATATCCAAATGGTATATAATTCTGGCAATAGAGCAGCCGGTGGCCCATTATGGATTATTATTCCGGGTACAGAAGATGATGGAGACGGCTATTACAATAATTGTATTATCCAAGATCAATCCAATGAAAATTTATATGACGTTGTAGTTGAGTCTTATGCCTACAAACATAAATCAGCAGAATCTGCTTGGGGCGAAGATGATGGAACAGAATACTTTTATCACTTATGTAGATTGTCTGGTTATTCTTTTTGGGATAAAGCGTATAGAAACTTTAAAACAAGCGCTACTACAATTCCAAATTTTTACATCTACAGAACAAATGAACCAGTACACTTCAGAACTAAAACAATAAGGTATGGTAGCGACAATAGAGATCGAAAATTTGCATTGTTAGATATTTTTGATGTAAACCCAGCAATGTTTGAGGCCCATCCATACGCTGATGATAAAATTAATCACGGCTATGAAGTTCAACACACTTTCCAAGGTAGAAGATTTATAGGAGATGTCATTGTTAATCTTGGAGACTCTGATGAAGAAAAGCATAAAAATATGTTCTTGTATTCAGAAATTGGCCAATACGACATTATTCCATCAGCAAATTTTGTACAGATACAAGATATTGAGGGTGGCCGTATTACTGGATTCAGTGATATGGGTGGAGACCTAATTATTTTTCAAGAGAAAGGTGTCTATGCTTTAAATATGAATAGTTCTGATCCATCAAGTTGGATATTGAGCAGTGTCTCAAACTCGGTTGGATGTGTGGCTACAGACAGTATCGTTAAAATTAAAGATCAAATATTTTTTGCTGGGGAAGATTCTATTTATTACATAACCCCAACCCATCAATTAGTTCCAATTAGTGAACCAATAAATGATAAATACAGAAACTTACCAATTGCAACAAAGCGTAAGACAGCCGGTGTATTTGTTGCTGATGAACAGACATTATACTTTTTATTTGGAGCAACCTCAGATCCGGGTGGATCTACACTGTGCTATTGTTTGAACTTGAGCAAAGGAGATATTACTTGGACATCGAGATATATTAATCACGTTCTTTCAATGATGTCCCAAGATTTTAATGGCGATCCAGTTTTTATCTCTAATACAGAAAGAATTGATAACCCAGCAGCAAGGTAATGGCAGCAAGTTCAAATACAAACCAGATTGATCTAACTCAATCATCTACTGGTAAAATTACAGTTAGTGGTACAGTTGTTCTTTTAAAGAGTGAAGACCTAACTCTGGCATCTGCTACAACAGATGAGGATGGGGTATCTCATACTAAAGTTGATTATTCAAATTATGGTAATTACAAAGCATTAAAGGTTACTGATAACGCTGGAAATGACCAGTATATATGTAGTATGGTGGGTGTTAAAAATACCTATATGGGTACTAAGGTTAATAGTTCTGGGCATTACAAAAGATATCCTATATATCAGCATCCTTGGGAATATTCAGATACGGATTATCCACTTGCAAGAACTTGGGATACAACAGATAGAACAAATGCTCATATAATATTTGACAGTTCTTTGGGTGGTAACAACGATGCTCATACACAATTTTTCAAACATAATTACAATGTCGATTTAGATGACAATGGAACTTATGCCACAATAGCAAGGCCAGACTTATTTAAAGGGTTAAAAGTGGGAGATACTGTAAGTTGTGTTTTTACACAAAATCAAAAGGTTCAATTAGGCCGTAGAGATCCGGGCAATAAAGGAAATACTGATACTTATTATGATGATGGCAGAATGGTAGAACTATCTGGAACATCAGATATTTACGAATATTTATGTACTTACGTTACTTTGCCAGACGATGATAGAGTTGATGCTGATACTTCTGTTGCTGCTACAATTACAAATGATGTAGGTGGAATATGGAGTGCAAGACCGGGATTCAATAAGTTAATGGCCGGCCTTGTAACAACCACTGGCACAAAAAGAAAGATCCAGTATTTTATTGATGCTCAAAACCTTGGCACATCTGCACCTCACTCATTATCGGAATTAGGTTTTACTGCTGATGAGGCCGGGAACAATACGGCATTAATAAATTTTGAATACACTAAGTCTGATGGATCTACTGCTCAAGAGTATCTCTGGGCCGATCCAGATTCCCCAATATACGATTTAGCCGGTAGAATGCTAGGTAATTACCAAAGCGATATAGAATTTGATGTTGAAGATTTCCCAGTAAATGTTTCTTTATCTATATACAACGTATGGGATCAGAATGAGTGTTTGATGGACGAACCACATCAGTTTAGTTATATAAGCGCTGTTGAAAGTGGTAATCAATATACAAACCCAACAATTATGACCAACGAAGTGGAAACCGATCCTTGGTGTATGGATCGACAATATTCCACTGAATGCAATCTTCAAGTATCTGATGGTTTAGGCCCTTGGCATCATTATGCAATTCAAGTTGAATACGATGGTAGTTCTACTGGTGGGACATCATCAAATGCTACAGTGGTTTATCAAGAAAATGTAATCAACAGTAAAATACAATATACTGGATCTGTAATTAAACAAGGTAAGGTACTTACAAAGTCAGAGAACGTGCATAGTGGTATGGCTCAAATCTATAGATATAAAACAAAAACTTTAAGATTGGCACCACAAAATAGATATACAATGCTTAGAACATTGTCACTTAATTATAGTTCAAATTTTCCTATCACCTTGGTTATTAATTCAGATGATGGCCTTAGTAAAGATTTAGTCCTTGATGCAACAAAGACCACTACTAATAACATAGTTCCAGAGTACAAAACAGTAACAAAGGTAATAGGGATTAGATGTAAAACAGTTGAAATAGTGCTGCAATCTTTTCAACCCACAGTACCACATCTAAATATTAAAAAACTAACGCTAGGGTATGGATAATGGCCAAATATGATGATCCAGATGCTTTAGATAAAACATTGTTTAAGCATACAAAATTGCTTGGTTCAATTGAACGTAGGATGCAAGATAAAATAAAAACCGTTACTCATCATCCTAATGAGAAAAATATGAAGAGAAACGAAATACAGATATTTGAAGACACTGAATCAGATGGCTGTAAAATATTTTTTAGAAATAGTAATGGAAAATTGTTTTCCACTACCTTGACAACATCGGAGGATTAATATGGCTGTTATGGAAACATTAATGCTCGCTAAAGCCGGCTATGACGTTGGTAAGGGAGTATTTAACTGGTTAGATGCCAAGAATAGAAAATTTAAAATGACACCAGAGGAAAGGAAAGCGAGGCAAAGTGCAAGAACAGATGCAACTTTTGGTATGGGCGCTCAATCCTTTAACCAAGGTGCAAATCAGATTAGACAAACTACTGCTGATGCAAATCAACAATTAAGAGCCAGATCTTTTGCTGGTGGTCTGGAAAACTCTGCTGTTACCAGAGCAACACAAGGCCAAACCACACAAATGGAACAAGGTCAAATTGCGAACCTTGCTTTACAAATTGCAGATAGAAATGCACAGTTTAGACAACAATCTGGTCAAAGACTTGAAAATATCAATATGCAGATAGGTGCAAGAAGAAGACAATTCAATGAGGCAAGAGATGCCCAGATGAAACAAGCAGCGATTGAAACTGGTGGAGCAATATTAAACTTTGCGATTCAAACACAAGCAACCTCAGATGCT